TATCTTGACCATATACCTTTTAATTGGTATACCAGCTTTGTGAGCTTCTTTAAGAACTGCATTACTACTATAGTAGTTTTGATAACTAGCTTTAGAAACAGTCTCATATTTCTTGTTTCTTTTATCAGTCATCTGAGCAACAGCTCTTTTACCAAACTTCTTCTTTGTGGTAGAGTAAAAGTTCTTCTTACCTACATACCTTACAGACTTACCATCAATAATTGCTTCCATCTCATACACAAATCCCACAGCTCCTTCAGGAATCATACTGTTAGTAAAGTCTTTACCTTGATATACCCAGCTCATAATGCTTGTTTTAATAGTGGAAATAATGTTTCTCTTACTTTATCTATACCATGTACTTTAACTGAATCTGAAAGATCTTTCTCCATTGGCAGCAGTATATAGCTAAATCCATACATATCAGAATATCTTTGTGCTGCTTTAATACCTGGATCATCATTGTCAAATAAGACAACTATCTTATGATACTTGAGTTTTAGTTCTCCAATAGCCTTTTCTCCTATCATAGTATTCTCACTGTCAGGAGCAATAGCTTCAATATTACTAATACCTAGTTTATTGAAAGTCATGAGATCTTTAAGTGAAGATGTGATGATAAGATACTTGCAATCATACTTTAACTGATCTGTGCCCTGAATATAGTTCTCTACCTTGATAAACTTCTTCTGAGTACTCTTTGGCATATATATCTTATACAAGCTACCATCATTTCTAAAATATCCATAAGTATGGGACTTTCTAAATGTATGTGAAGTTATACTACCATCCTGTTCAGTTTTGCTCATAGTAAAGAAAGCCAGAGGAACTACATTATATCTATCAAGCATTCCAGACCCAATCTTGAAACTCATCCAATAAGTCTGATCAAAGTTATTCCAGTGTCTCATTTCATAATCTACTACTCTATACTTATCATGAAACATAGCAGCCTCAGGAGTATATGTAGTGTTATCTTTAAGATACTGTTGATACTCAAGAAGTATTTTATTTGTAGCTTGTCCTCTTGTAGACATGTTAAACAAATGCTTTACCAACTCAATGCAATCTCCCTGATAACCAGATGAAAAGTCCTTGAATTTATAGAATCCAGAGGCTACATCAAAATAAACAAACATGGATGGAACTTTATCCTTGGCATTAAATGCAGATAGCATTTTTACATCTTGACCCGTTAGTTTTTCCTTCAGGTTAAGATAATATTCAAAGACCCATTCTCTGGGGACTTGTTCTAAATCAGTAATTAAATTCTTTGTTGAAATCATACTACCTAGTTTAAAAATTAAGGGGAAGCCATTTCTAACTCCCCCTATAACTTATTAGTCTAGGCTGAAGTCAGAAGATGTTTTAGATGGAGGTGTGAAGTCATCATCCTCTCCAAAGCTTTTTACTTCTTTTGTCTCTAATTTTTTCAAATGTTTGGATTCATCAAAAGTAATAACTTTTCCTTCCTCTACCTCACCATAAGCATACTTTTTATTTTCTCCTTTTGGCAACCACATATCATAGTTTGTATAACCTGTCTTACCTTCATACTCTCTACCAGCAATACAGAACTCAAGAAACTTATCTTTGATAGGTGCAGTAGCATTAAATGCTTCTACAAAGTCTTCAATAGTGTCATGCTTACCATCTTGTTCAGTAAACCACTCATTAATTCCTGCAGTTTTGCATAAACCTTGTAGAAAAATCAAGATAGATCTATCTCTCTGAATCTTAATACCTGTTTTAGTTTCACCATCTGCATATGCATACTGGCTAGCTTTAACTTTACCAATTTGACCAGCATATCTACCCTTGCTTTCATCATCCTTGTCAAGCATGAAGCCCTCAAAACCATCAATAGGTTGTGTTTCCACATGCAAAAGCAAGTGTTTTGCATTATCAATAAATTTAAAATCTTCTAGCTCCACATAGTTAATCTTTAACACATGATTTCCTGGAGAAATTGTTTTAGGTAGCCCACTGCCACCAGTTCCTAAGTCAGTTGTACTTAATCCCATTGTTTTTTATTTTTTATTTGTTATTATACATAAATTTTATCCCAGTGAAATTCCAATTCACCTTTTTCATTCATCTCAGTTACTACTATCTCTTCATTACGGAGATGTTCTGGTCTTGCACCACAAGTAACTTCTTCATTAGTCTTAAAGCTCAGAATAGTTTTGTTTCCTTTTCTGTACATGTACCCAATAGCATCAGCATTAGCACAAATCAAAGACTTTATTTTACCAGTTAAGTCTATGTTAGCAGACATAACCATCTCACCTTTATCATCAACTACCTTGTCTTTAATATGACCAGATAAAATAATGTGGGGTGCTAAGGTATCAATAAAATCTAAAACCTGGAAAAATGCTTCACGGATATATAAATATCCAGCACCATTTGGCAATGTTGAAACAGTATCACCACTGAAACTTTTACCCATTGGAGTATTCTTATACAGCTTAATTGCAAGTGGCATAATCATAGTCTCTAATGCAGTCACAGTATCTATAGTAACATACTTATAAGGATTACCGGCTGCTTTGATAGCTTTACCAGCATCTAGCAACTCTTGCAAAGTATTAACTTTAATCTTTAGAGCTTCAACATAATCAGAACCACTCTCCAAATCTAGAATTAAGTTGTCATCAAGACCAGCATATGCTGTTGTCTTACCAGTCTTAGGCTTGGAATAAATAATCATTCTCTTTGGATTCTGTCTTTCAGCCTTAACCTTTTTAGTTGGAAGTACTATACTCATATTTCACTTTTTGTTTGTTTAATCAGCTCATTTAACCAAGGTCTAGCACTAACAGGCTTTATCAGCATGATAGCTGCAAGATCTCTAATAGTAATTTCTGACAATGGCGCATCTGCAATCTCTTCATTAAGAAGAATCTCTCCCTTATTAGAAGGAAACTCCTCCTCAAAATCAGGAAATAGTGACAAGCTTTTCTGTAACTTAGGTAAAGAATCTTCTTTCTTAGCTTCCTCCTTTCTCTTTTCATAAAGAGCATGAGTTATCTCAGTACCATCTTCAAGAACTGCTACCAATTCAGATAGAGGAACAGTATAAAGAATATAAGGCTCACCTTTAAAGTTTGTACCTTCTTTTGTTTCATACTCCTCTGCATAGAATGGATTAGCTTTGTACTTAAATAACTGTCTATCTTCTGTAAAAGGAACTACATCAGTTACAGTACCTTTATCATCAGTAACATTGTCATAGAACTCTATATAGATGTCCTCACCTTTACTAATCTCAGACTCAAATAATTGCACTTGTCTACCAAATTTACCTTTCTGGAAGAATGCAGTTTTAATTATAAAAAACGGATCTGACAGACCCAGCTTTTTAAAAGTCTCCATGTGTTCTACAAAGAACTCTTTTTCTCTTTCTTTTCTTATATTCATATTTAAAATTTACTGTGTTGATACTTTTTTAGTTGCACATGCTGGAGTAGGTATCTCTACTATCCTCATTTGTTCTCTGTCAAGTTTAAAGAAACTTATTCTTGTGGTACCATTTCTAGATTTCAAAAAGTGAAAAGCTAATATATCCTCATCATTTATGATATATCTGTCTGGTCCATACTGTCTTATTTTTCTAAGAGAAGGTTTGTTTATACCCAGCACAACGTCTGCATGTTGTAATAGTGCATCTGACCCATAAATATCTGAGTCCAATACATAATTACCATAATCACCATCCACTGCTCTCTTTGGATCATCTATATTTCTATTCAACTGGCTGAGGACTACAAAAGCTACCGGATACTTTTTCTTTAACATAGTGAGTGCTTCACCTAAAGCTCCTAACATTTCAAATTTATCTTTTTGTCCCTTACCATTTTTAAATAAAGCTGAGTGATCTATAGCTACAAGCATATTAGTGTACTCTCTTTTCTGATTACCATCTGCATCCACAGTTAACTTAGAATGCTTTTGCATCTGGTAATGTATAGTAGCACACATTTCATCTACAGTACAAGCATCATAGATTACATCTATTATATCCTTGTGAGCTGTATTATCATAATAGTCTTGACACTTTGCAAAAAGAGCCTTATCAATCTTTTTACCCTTACTCATTAGGGTGTTGTAATCAGCACCTGTATTCAGACTAAATTTTCTTATACCACTGGTCTCATCAACCATCTCCATCTGAAACTTTAATATACGGAATCTTTGATCTCTGTTCATCTCAATAATGTCACTGATCAGCTGTTCCATAAATAAAGTCTTTCCGGTACCAGGTCTAGCACCAACTACGGTGATAGTTCTCCATTCCAATCCATCACAAAAGGCATCATTAAATTTGGGCCAGGCACTTCTTAAAGATTTTATATCCCCCCGGCTTCTAGCCGCCATTTTTGCTAATGCTTTGAATAAAGCATCTCTTTCACTTACAGGTTGTAGTG